GAAAGTCGTCAACGTCGTGAAAGCGAAGATGCCCACGCGAGAACAAATGTTAGATTTAGGATGGCGTCTCGGCCAAGACGTGTACGACAACCGTCGGGGTGTGGAGATGTTCGCCGAGCTCATGCTTTTATTCTTCACGGTCACTGGGAAGGTGTCGACAGAATTCAACAAAGTTGTCGGCGTCGCGTTGTCGCCGTTGGACGTCACCAAAGAGGGCATCGCTTCGAGATTTGCGCGATTGTATCTGACGAATTCTAAAAACCTCGGTGAAATCGTCAAGGCAAACGCGTGGTTGAACTCGAGTCAAGGGACGTCGATTTTGGCCATAGAGTTTTCCATGCTTCTCACCTTTGGCATCTTACTGCGCCTCATCTTCATCGGGAACTCAAAGGCTACAAAGAAAATATCGCGAATTCTCGACGTGTTCGTGTCCACGGTTAAATTACCAGGTTTCACTGGTTTGGTTTCTGTGGAAACGATGCTTCTCTCCATCGTGTCTTTGATCATAACCTTCCACGCACAAATCTTAGCCGCAAAGGGCATCGACGTGTCCGTCGACAAATACATGGCAGATTGGATAAAACTCCCGATTAAAACAATGTTGCGTTGGACGAAGAACAAGTTTTTAAAACAGGAACTCGTTGCGTTTGTTTTCAGCAAACCGATGCAGCTGTTGTTGGGTGCCATAGCTGACATGCGATACGCGCCTAAATCAGGTGTGGGTAAAGCGACGAGACAAATCAAAGTGTATGTCAATCAAATGCGAGCAAGGGAGCCCACCCTTTCGATAGCACCACCGGGGCGCAACAACCGCACACCCAATGCGAGTCGAAACAATGGCGAACAAGTGGCTGAAAGTCCCGGTCGCCCCGCTCGGCGCACGGCCACCGTGACGGGGGAGGGTGTCAGCCCCATGCGAATCAGAGCCCGTGGAAACAATAATCGCACCTACAGTTTCAGCCAGAGTATGTGGAATTCCATGAATAGAAACGAGATGCCGTCGACGTCGAGAGACCCGGCCGTCAGACTCACTTATAACAATCAGGTGCGATACGCGCGACGTTCGGAGCTTTAATTAAAAATTACCCACACATACTTTACTATGTAGAATGCTGACTCGTAGTGGCTACATAGTTAAAGAAGATGTACAAACCCTCTCGGAAATAAAAAAAGAGTTGACGGTAAGACCCGAAGTCAATGGAGACTTTGGATTCCCTCCACCGCCTTTTAGAGTTTATCGCAAGGCTAAGAATGGAGTGTGCGTTCCAAGATTCTACGGAGTTGATAAACTGGGCGAGCCTGCAGAGGACCGTCGACCAGAACCCGTTCGAACGCGCGTCAAGTTCCACGGTCAACTACGCGACGCCACGCACCAAAACGAAGCACTTGCCGCGGCTATTCGTGCAGGTCACGGAGTTCTTTCGCTCCCGTGTGGCTATGGAAAGACCACGGTGGCCCTGGCCATAGCGTGTAAACTCGGCTTTCGTACGATGATCGTGGTGCATAAACAGTTCCTCGCGGACCAGTGGCGTGAACGCATTCAGCAGTTCTGTCCCGGGGCGACCATAGGCATCGTGCAACAGAACAAGAAGGAGACCGACGCGGACTTCGTCATCGCCATGCTCCAGTCGTTGTCCCTGAAGGAGTACGATTACACCGACTTTGACACCATAGGCACACTCATCGTGGACGAGGCCCATCACATCTGTGCCAAGGTGTTTTCACAGAGTCTGTTTCGCATGTGCCCTCGGCACGTGTTCGGTTTGTCCGCCACACCACAAAGGAAAGATGGTCTCACGAAAGTGTTGCACTGGTTCATGGGTCCCACGTTTTTCGCAGTGGAACGGAAGAATCAGGCCCAGGTGGAGGTGTTCCCCATCAAGTACGAACACGACCTCTTTAGAAATCCGCCACCGTGCACGCGGTTCGGTAAAATCTCACTCGTGAACATGATTACCGAACTCGTGGAATCTCGGCACAGAAACACGATGCTCGTGGAACTCATCAAGAGGGCGTCCGCGGGCACGAGACAACTTCTCGTCCTCTCGGACCGTAGGCAACACTGCGAGATGCTCCATCAGTGTTTCCTGAAGACCTCGGGGTTGTACATGGGTGGAATGAAAGAGAAGGACCTCCAGGAATCGTCGACGAAGAAAATCATCTTCGCCACCTTCTCCCAAGCCCACGAGGGCCTGGACATCCCCACCCTGGACACCGTCATCTTAGCCACGCCAAAGTCCGACATCCAACAGAGCATTGGACGTGTCATGCGAGAGACCAAGGGAAAGAAGAACAATCCACACATCTACGACATCAACGACCAGTGGAGCATGTTGCCGGCGATGTGGTACAAACGCCTCAAAGTGTACAAAGCCGGGGGGTTTAAGATTCACGGTAAACCCGACGACCAAGAGCGCCCAGAATTGCCACAAGGAAAATGTTTATTTATAGTATAAAATGTCCGGTCCACTGGTCACGTTGGTGAGCAAAGGCGCTCAGGACGTTTACATCACGAACGATGAGAGTGATGTTTCGCATTTCAAGATGAAATACACCAGGCACACAAACTTCGCACAAGCGCCGAGGCACATCGCGACCGTGGACGACACGAACACGTGGAGTTTCAAGATTCCCTCTGACGGTGACCTCATCAACGCCCTATGGGTGGAGGGGTATAAATCATCCAACGTGTTCGAAGGCTCGACCATTTCTCTGTACATCGGTGGCACGAAGGTTGACAGTCATCCGTTTGAATACATCTCGGACATATGGACGGTGTACCTCGCGGACACGTACACAAAATGTACTCAGATTAATAACAAAATTTCAGATACCGATACGAATTTCATCCCCTTTCACTTCTTTTTCTGCGACCACGGCGCGTTCTTACCCCTGTGCGCCCTCACCTATCACGAGGTGGAGGTGCGCATTCAGTTCGCACCCGGGGCGTTCACGTCCATGGCGCGCACGGAAGAAGAGAAGCGCATGAAAATATACGCCAACTACGTGTATCTGGACACGAGGGAGAGGGAGGCCATGGTGAACAGGCAGATGGACTTGCTCATCACGCAGGTGCAGTGGTTCAACTATTCGATGGAAACCGTCCTCGATAACCGCACAGACGTCGTCGGTGGGTACAACAACATCGACATAAGCGCATTCAGACATCCCGTGAAATCTTTGTTTTGGGGATTCAAAGCGAACAGCACGGCGAGCGATGCGGACCAGACAGACCGTTTCACGTTCAGAAACGCCGACATTCAGTTCAACGGTCAGGCCCTGTTGGAGGAGATGAGTCCGACGTATTTCCACACGGTTCAAAATTATTACAAGTCGCACTACGGCGTGCCTACGTTTGAAAACGAAAACGAATGCCCGTTCTACACACGATTCTTCGCGTATCACTTCGGCTTGAACGCGTCGGAGTACTTCCCCAACGGCACCACGAACTTCTCGCGCATGGACTCAGCAAAACTCATCCTACGAGGCACGGAGAAGGGGTCGGATCGTCCACCGGACCAGGACCTCATGATCCTCGCCCTGTCCTATCAGGTGCTTCGAATTAAGAATGGATTGGGTGGAATTTTATTCGGAAGTTAAAGTAGAATATGGTCTTCTTAGGGAGTCGAGGTAAATTTGACCAAATCACCCTAGTTCGGCTTGACCCTCAGGCTCCGACGGAGGACAGTAGGGGGTTGACCGAACCGAACATCTTCACCGGGGATTTGGAAGCGTCGAACGTATTCACGAGTAATGTCGGTATTTCGAACCTCTACCCACACCATAACTTTGCCGTGGGCTCCAACGCGTGGATAAACGACGAGGGTGTGGTCACCATGGCTGTGAAGAAGCGTGCGTTGTTCGAACAGGCCAGAGTGTCCACACAGATGTCCGTCAACGCCGACACACCGACACACATCTTTCAGGTGAACGACACCAATCGGGTGTTCGTGGACAACTTAGGGGACGACCTGTTCAACGTCGAAGGGAACGTCGCGTGCGAGAACTTGCGCGTGACTCAGGGCGTGCAGATGACGGGGGACATCATCACGTCTGGAAACGTCACGGCGTCGAGGATTATTTTCGATCAAGGTTTGGAGTTCGGTTCAAACATTGTCATCGACGACGTCGGTAACCCGGTGTTGGGCATCACAGGGAACGTCGACGTCACCGACGGGGACCTCACCGTGTACGGGAATGTGCGGGTGTTCGGGAACGTCGAGATTCGAGACGTGTCCACGTACTCGCAACAGATTAACTTAGAATTGTCCAACGCTATCGTCGTCATCGGCGAAGGGAACGACTTGGGGACGTTGGACACCGGTGTGGTGTTCAGGCAGGCTCCATCGAACGTGTTCGTGGGCTACCTCCCAGCCACGACGCGCATGCACATAGGACGAACTCTCACAGGGCCAGGGGACGATGAAATCATAGTTTCAGATTCAAACGTCGACCTGTACGTCCACGGGAACGTGGTCACGGACCACAACATAGGCGCGGCCAACGCGAACCCTCAACACAACCTCGCCGTGGGTTCAAACCTCTGGGCGCACGACACCGGGTCGAACGTGCTCCACGTGAGAGGGAACACGTACATGGAAAGGGCGGCGTTCGGTTCGGGATTCCGCGTGGGCTCGAACGTCGTCATCGACGACACCGCGGCGAACGTGTTTCAAGTGTCTGGAAGAGCCGCGTTCACCACGTTATTCGCCACGCAGAGGATTGGCATCGCAAACACAAATCCAATTCACACCCTATGCATCGGCTCGAACATTCACATGCACGAGACGGGCGCGAACCTGGCCATGTTTCACGGCAACGTGGTGAGCGACCGTTTGATGGCCACTCAACGCATAGGTATTCAACAGTACAACCCCGATGAAAGTTTGCACGTCGGGGCGAACGTGCGTTTGGGTGGAAGTGCGAGCGTGGACTCGAACAAGGATAACTACATCAAGAGCACGGGGAGCATCGTGGTCCACGCCGACGACTTCGGCGCGGACAACACCAATAACAGTCTCCTTCTCAAAGCCGGCGCCGTGGCGGCGAACGTGACCGCGGTCGAACTGTCCTCGGGCGCGACCGATGCCACCAAACAATTTTTCAAACTGAAAACAAAAAACACCGAACGCATCGTCGTCGACAGTCTCGGACGCGTGGGCATCGCGAACGCCAACCCAGGGTCCACGCTCACCGTGGGTGGCAGTGTGCAAGTCGTGGGAAGCAACACGTTCGACGTCGGTGAAGTGTGGGGCACAAATAAAACAACACTTCGTGCGGATGTCAATCCCTCGACGGGGCAAACCTATCTCGAAAGTCGCGTGCCATCGGGGAAAGGGTTCAATCTCACCGTGTCCTCGTCGTCAACGCAGGGCACGCCAAAGATGACGGTGTTGGAGAGTGGTAAAGTCGGCATAGGCACCACGCAACCGCAACCCTATGGTTTACACGTCGCTGGGAACGTGTTCGTGAACAACCAGGTCACGGCAAACAATGGGTTCTCTCACGAGACCGTGCCCTTGACCATCACGCAAACCACGCCGGCGAACGTCGCCGACAGCATGCGCCCCGTGCTTCAGTTGTGTAGAGATTCCACCGCGTTATCGTCCCATGGCGCGCGCGCGGCGTTCGCTCTCGGTAAGAGGTCCGTGTCTGCGAATTCATCGAAGACGAGATTGGACTTTAACCTCGCCGATGACGATTACGCGGTGTCCAACGTGATCATGACCCTTCTCTCATCGGGTCTCGTGGGCATCGGCACGCACACGCCCCAAAGTAAGCTCGAAGTGTGGGCCTCGGGGTCGGCCAATCCCCTGAATAACGGTATTCTCGTGCACAACGACAACGACGAAGCTGGGCAGGATGCCATCGTGTGCATGGAGGTGAACGACGACAACAGCGACGCCTTCACGAGTTATAAAGTCACGTCGGGGCCCACGGTTGGTTGGGCCACGGGTGCCTCCTTTTCCGACAACGACAAGTTTAAAATTTCCAGTAACGCTGCAGATTTGAACTACCAAACGCGCGTCGTCATCGACAACACTGGCAGGGTGGGCATCAACGTCGAGAACCCGGCGTATCAGTTAGACGTCGACGGAGACGTGCGCATTGGGAACAGACTGCAGTTCCGCGGGCTATCAAGCGACACCGGCGACCAGTCGTTCGTCGAGGAACGCACCACTGCGGGTCAGGCGACGGAGATGTTGTTGTTTAAATCCAACGACGGCAGCGACGACCGCATTCGACACGTTGCAGCCTATCACGATTTCCGGGTGTACAACGCCGGCGCGGAGCTCACCTCGGATGACATCAACAACATCATAACATCCGATGACAGCATCCCTGGAAAGTACAACCCCGTGCCCGTGTTGCGCGTGCGCGATCGACAGGTGCTCATCAACTCCACGGAAGACGATATCGCCGCGGACACGCGTCTGTACATCGAACAGGGCAACTTTAAAATCGACGCCGGTCGATTCGTGGACACCTCCAACCTCCAAATCTTAACCGATAGCACCACAGGTGATGGGGTCGTGCGCGTGCTCCAACAGGCTGACCTGGTGTTCCGGTTCGGGCAGGAAGGGATCGCGGAAGAGATGCGCATTCAGACCAATGGTAACGTCGGCATAGGGACAACAGAAGCATCTCATAAATTACACGTGTACAGCGAAAGCACGAATGACGTGACGCTATTAAATTTGGAATCCCCCGCCGGGGCGAGTGCGTCGAAACACACCGCCCTGCAACTCACGACGAATTCCGGCTACGGGGGTTTCGTCAAGGCACAGAAAGGGTCCACCTCGAACAGCCTCGTCCTGGGGTACGTGAACAACGGCACCCACGTGGATGGTCTGTACGTGGACGAACTAGGGCACGTGGGCATAGGCACGGACGCCGCGAGTGCGAACCTGCACGTGTACGACAGCAACATTTTAATACAACACACCACGAGCAACGCCGTCCTGGACTTCAAGACCTCCTCACACGCGTCGAACATCTACTTGAATGGCGGCGACGGCGACTTGTATCTCCACCCCGCCGGGGGAAACGTCGTCGTCCAGGGTTCGCTCACCGTGCAACAGGACATCGATTTCGGCGGGCGCATTGAGTTCGGCGACGCCGTCGGGATTAAAATCGCCGCACCACAGGCCCCACTGCACGTCAACGGTGGCACCATCATCAACTCCGACGCGGTGGCGCGGAAGACGTACAGCAACACGTTCAGTGTCAGGGACACTTTGGATAAAACAGTCATCCTGACGTTCGACAAGGGTGCGTTCTTTGCAAAAATCCACGCCATGTTGCGCTACGCCCCAGATGGAAAGTACCTCAGTTCCATGGTGCTGGAAGTTCACGGTGGCCACAGCGACAACACGCAATCGTCAAACATCCCAATCGCCATAGGCACGAAGAACATCTTCGGTGGACAAAACCCGTACCCTTGGAGTCGTATCGTCGGCACGACACCGACGACCGTGATTCTGGACCCACACGTGCCGTTCCCATTGAGCGGTGCCGACCAATTGGCCTATTACTACGACTTTTTCGTCGAGCTCACGACCGCCTCGGGTGGTAAACTGCTCACGATTAAGAGAGACACCGAGACGAAGGCGGCATTCACATACTAATAATAACTTTGCCACGAGGGAGTGGGTAATCCTCGTGGAAGAGTTTACGTGGCATCCATGAGAGCCAAAATAATAACCCCGACGATGAAGAAAAGAATGAGGTAATTACACTCCGTGTCTTCCTCCATCATCGGAACCTGCGCAACGGTGGGTGAAGCAGAGCGCACCTGGGGTCGGCGAGGTGGCTCCTCGTCCTCGATGGGGCACATGCACAACGCGGCCATCCTGTGTTATAGTATCTAAAGATTTATTTCTGTCTTCTTCTTTCTCCCCCGACGTTTAGGTGCTGCCTTGTCCTGTACGTCCACTTCCTTCACGTCGTCATCGCCCATGTCGTTCTCGCGTTCCATGAGGTCTTCTGCCACGATGTCGGAGACGTCGTCATCCTCAGCCTCGGGTTCGGGTGCGACCATCGTGGGCACGCTCGTGTTCATCGGTGGCGGTGGGGGCATCATGACGTTGCCCATGAGACTGCTGATATCGAACCCTGGACCTTGCATCTCGTAGGAACCACCACCAGTGGTGGAGGGTGGTGGTGCGTGCTGACGAGGAACTGCGTTCTGCACCGCACTCACCATGCTTTGTTGAAGTCCTGGGTTCTGTTTCAAGACGTCCTGTAAGTTTGGAATGGCCGCCTTGAACATGCTGTTCGTGAGATGGAACATCATCGCAGAGCCACCGACCATCATGAGAAGCTTGATTTCGGGCGCCACTTGCATCTTCTGTCCGTACTTCACGTGCAACTCCTCGAACACGGTGTCGTAATCGTCGAGGTTTTCCATGATGCTCTCCGACCAACCGTCCAAGGAGAGCTCGAAAGGGTTGTACTTTTTGTTCGCCCACTCCAAACCAGTGACCGTGGCCATGAGCGCCTTTCTCGAAAACTTAATGCTCTGGTCGACGTCGATGGTGTACGTGACGCGCTTGTACTCGTTGCGCAAGTCCTCGATGGAACTGTACGCGTTGAGACGCTTATTCACGCCGAAGCCCTTTCGTTCGAGACGCGCCAACTTGTTCAAGATGTCCATCTTCTCCGCGTCCACCGAGGCGTACCCAGCCGACGGCATCTCCTGTTGTTGTGGCTCGTCGTCGAATTCCATGCCCATGTAAGCGTCGCCCTCGTCCACGTCGTCGTCGTCGTCGAACGACGGCCCTCCGTGCACAGGCGGGGGTGCGCTCTGCTTATTCGGGTTGACGAATGCATCGATTTCTTCTTGGTGTTCCATGGCGTGCGACGCGCGCGGTCGTGCGTACGGGGTGGGCTTCGGCCTGGGCACGCGCCGAGGCTGTGGTGCAGAAATTTGAATTTCATCCATCAGTCGCTGTTCGCCGTCGTCAAGTTTCATGACCGTGGTTTCGCCGCGGTCCAGTACGATTTCACCGTCCATCTGATGTATTACCTTAAAAGTAATCGAATTCTTTAACGCACTTTTTTCTCAACCTATGATAAAACATGTTCAAGCTCAACCGAGCCAACCGAAACGCGTTGACCGCGATCGCCGCCGTCCTGATCATCCTCTTCGTCGTGATGACCGCGCGCAGCTACTACGAACCGATGCCTTTGGTCATCAAGCCCAAGAACGAAGGTTCGTTCTTCGACCTCCCGGTGCAATCCAAGTGCGTGGCGGGTTCGGGTGAAGAAGGCGAGAGCACGTACTCCACGCAGCGCCCTGGTGGCGTGTGTGGTGCCGAAAAGTTTGTGCGCGAGCAAGCCGACTACGAAATTATCTGAGCATCTAGTATAAAATGGCGCTCGTGACCGCTGAGGCCACGATTCCCGACCTCAACTATGAGTATCGCACCATCACCGTGGACACCATCGGTCAGGCCAGTGCGAACGCATTCACGGCTTACCTCCAGAACCCATTGCGCAACGTGGTGCAGTGCCGACTCCTGGCGGCGCACGTGCACGCGAACGTGCAACACACAGAACACCTCTACGTATCCATCGATGAGTTAGACACGCACTTCAACGACCGCGCCGCCATTTCCGGTGCGTCGGTGGGCACCCACGCGGGCCAAGGGAACATCTCCATGGTTCGCAGCGCCTTCGGAAGCGTGATCAGCGATGGCAACGAACTCATCACTTTTAAAGACAATTACCCCATCGCCGTGCAATACATCGACCCTATTCTGAGAATCGACAAGTTAACCGTGCGGTTGTTGAATCAAAACGGGGAGACCATCAAGAACGCCACAGCCGTGGGTGATAATTTTTTAGTCCTTCGATTCGTGTGCAGGCGACCGAATCTTTAATTTTTCTCAAGGTAATGTAAAGCCATGTCCGCGGGCATCGCGCAACTCGTGTGCCTGGGCGCTCAAGATGAATGGATCTCGAGCGAACCAGAAATGAGTCATTTTTCAGCGACATACAAACGCCACACCCCGTTCTCCCAATGCGTGGAGAAACAACAAATTCAAGGCGCCGTGCGTTCGAACTCGTACTCCTCCATAACCCTTCTTCGCAATGGGGACATGCTGGGGTACACCTACTTGACCGCCGACAACGGCACGGAAGCGCAGGAAATCACGAATTGGACCTCCGCGATCGAGAGCGTCGAGCTCGTGATCGGTGGACAAGTCATCGATCGCCAAACCTCCGATTTCAGTCAAAACGTCGCGCTGGACATGTTTGCCAAAAACAGCTCGAAAGGGGCCCTCGGTCCAGGCGGTCGCGAATCGTTGTTTTACCCACTGCGTTTCTTTTTCTGTGAAGCTCTGGAAAGCGCCCTCCCGGTGTGCGCCCTCGGGTACCAAGAGGTCGAACTTCGAGTGCGGTGGGGTCCGAACGCGGGAAATTACACGTGGGAGTGCCACTCGAATTATTACTACTTGGACGCCGAGGAACGCGCGCAAATCGCGGGACAGACCGTGAACATGCTCATCTACCAAATTCAAGAGTGCGCGCCATCAGAAGAACTCACGCAAGAGTTGACGTTCAATCACCCCGTGAAATTCATCGCCGCATCCAACATAACCGCGAACAACACGCTCACGTCGACGTCGAATCGCTTGAAGTTGTCCATCAACGGCGTGGAACTTTCAGGATACAAATGGGCGCGTCCGCACTTCATGGACGTCAGTGCGTACTATCACACCATCGCGTGCACGTCGCCCGATGTGTTCATGTACAGTTTCGCACACAACACGACGAGTCTGCAACCCACGGGCACGTTGAACTTTTCGCGCGTGAATTCGTTCAAGATACACAGTGAAAGTCGCGCGCTCGTCGACAAAATTTATGCATGTTCCTATAACATCTTGACCATCCAAAATGGCATCGGTGCTCTGCGATATGCAAATTAAAATACTAGGTAATATCAAATGGTGAAGAACCTTAATACCGTGGAACGCGGGGAGAAG